ATGCAGCCCGACTATAAGGTTGGGAAACACCACAGAATCCTTGCTAACCTGCTGATGCAGCTAGCAGACGGGTCAAAAGACCGTGTTTGCGTCAATATTCCGCCTCGCCACGGCAAAAGCCAGCTAGTTTCCATCTACTTTCCGGCTTGGTTCATCGGCAGACAACCTAATAAGAAGGTGCTGATGGTGTCTCACACCACGGATCTCGCCGTGGACTTCGGTAGGAAGGTGCGAAACATCATTGATACGGACGCCTACCGGCAAATTTTTCCTACAGTTAACCTTGCTGCGGATAGCAAGTCAGCAGGTAGATGGAATACTAACGTCGGGGGTGAGTACTTTGCTTGTGGTGTAGGTTCAGCTTTGGCAGGTCGTGGAGCAGACTTACTACTAGTAGATGATCCGCATAATGAGCAGGACATCATCAACGGCAACCTTGAAATCTTCGACAGAGCCTACGAGTGGTTCACTTTTGGTGCTAGAACCCGTCTGATGCCGGGGGGCCGTGTAGCTATTATACAAACTAGATGGCATTTAGACGATTTAACGGGTCGTGTCGTACGGGACATGACGCAAAACAGCGGGGCAGACCAGTACGAAGTGGTCGAATTTCCAGCAATTCTGGAAGTTAAGAACCGAAAAACGGGTGAAATCACCGAAAAAGCCTTGTGGCCTGAGTTTTTTGACATGCCAGCGTTGCTGCGGACGAAGGCTTCTATGCCTGTTTTCCAGTGGAACGCGCAGTTTCAGCAGAACCCAACAGCCGAAGAAGCCGCTCTTGTTAAGCGGGAATGGTGGAATACGTGGGAGAAAGAAGACCCGCCAAGCTGTTCTTACCTAATTATGTCGCTAGATAGCGCGGCGGAAACCAATAACCGTGCTGACTTTACGGCGCTAACAACTTGGGGTGTGTTTGTTAACAAGGAGACGGATGCCCACAACATCATCCTGCTTAACTCAATCAAGAAGCGCGTCGAGTTCCCCGAGTTAAAAGAGTTGTGCTACCGGGAGTGGAAAGAATGGGAGCCGGATGCGTTCATCGTGGAGAAAAAATCCAGTGGTACACAGTTGTACCAAGAGATAAGACGTACGGGTTTACCCATACAGGAGTTCACTCCACACCGTGGGACTGGCGACAAGATGGCGCGTCTAAACTCTGTAGCTGATATCATACGGTCAGGTTTAGTGTGGGTTCCTCAAACTCGTTGGGCAGAGGAATTAGTCGAAGAAGTCGCAGGTTTTCCGTTTGTCAGTAATGACGACTTGGTTGACTCCACCGTAATGGCATTGATGCGATTTAGGCAGGGCGGGTTTATACGTCTGCCATCCGATGAGCAAGAAGAAGTTCGTTACTTTAAATCCCGCCGTGGCGGCTATTATTAAAGGTAGGCTATGCCAGTAGATTCAATCGACAAAGGACCATATGCAGCACCTCAAGGTATTGAGGCTGAACTAGGGGGCATTTCTGATGACGATCTGGACAGCATGTTGGAGATTGAGATTGTCAATCCTGATATGGTTACTCTTGATGATGGTAGCGTCGAAATTATTTTGACTGCTGGTGACGATACCGAAGAGAGTGGGTTTGACGCTAATTTGGCGGAAACCTTAGACGAGGGTGTGCAGCAAACGCTTGCATCCGAGTTAATTGAGTTGATTGATGCGGATATTAACAACCGCAAAGACTGGGCAGATACGTTTGTTAAAGGTCTAGATGTCCTTGGGTTTAGGTACGAGGAGCGTACCGAGCCTTGGGAAGATGCGTGTGGCGCGTTTTCATCAGTGCTGGCAGAAGCCGCGATTCGGTTCCAAGCCGAGGCTATGTCGGAGACTTTCCCGGCAAACGGTCCGGTCAAGACCAAGGTCATGGGTCAGATTACACGCGAGAAGGAAGAAGCAGCCGGACGTGTAAAAGAGGACATGAACTATCAGTTAACCGAGCGCATGGTCGAGTACCGCCCAGAACATGAGCGGATGCTGTATGCCTTGGGCCTTGCTGGTTCAGCGTTCAAGAAAATTTACGTTGATCCTGCGTTGGGTCGGCAGGTCGCCATTTTTATTCCAGCGGAAGATATGTTAGTGCCATATGGCGCTTCTAATCTTGAGTCAGCAGAGCGAATCACGCACGTGATGCGTAAAACTGAGAATGAAATCAAGCGGTTACAAGCTAACGGGTTCTACCGCGAAGTGGACTTGGGTGAGCCGCAGTCATTCCCATCTGACATCGAGAAGAAGAAAGCCGAGGAAGGTGGGTATTCGCTGACCGATGACGACCGCTACACAATCTACGAGGTCCACGCTGACTTGGTGATCGAGGGTGTGGATGAGGACGACATCGAGGACGGTAGCGATGTTGGTGAAGACGAGAGCGAGGACGACAAGCAGTCGGAGCAGTTAGCCAAGCCTTACGTAGTAACAATAGAGCGTGCTACCGAGAAGGTGCTATCTATTAGGCGTAACTGGGAGCCGAATGATCCCTTGCATCAAAAGCGTCAGCACTTTGTCCATTATGTCTATGTCCCCGGTTTTGGATTTTATGGACTTGGCCTGATCCATATTATCGGTGGATATTCCCGAGCGGGAACGTCAATACTTCGTCAGCTTGTCGATGCGGGTACGCTATCTAATCTACCGGGAGGCTTGAAGGCTCGCGGTATGCGGGTCAAGGGCGACGATACGCCGATTGGTCCGGGCGAGTTCCGTGACGTGGATATCCCGAGCGGGGCAATTAAAGACAACATCATGATGCTCCCGTACAAGGAGCCAAGTCAGGTGTTGCTTGCGCTGATGACGCAGATCAACGAGGACGGTCGCAGACTTGGTGCGATATCAGATATGAATATATCGGATATGAGCGCACAGGCCCCGGTCGGAACAACTCTGGCTTTGCTGGAACGCACACTCAAGCCCATGGCTGCGGTGCAAGCGCGGGTTCACTACGCGATGAAGCAGGAGTTTAAGCTCCTGAAAGAACTCATCCGAGACTATACGTCCGAGACGTATAGCTATGACCCGCAAGATACGAACAACCGTCAGATTAAGCAGTCTGACTATGACATGGTAGAAGTAATACCTGTCAGCGACCCGAACTCGTCCACGATGGCGCAGCGGGTAGTTCAGTATCAGGCAGTGCTCCAGATGGCACAGCAAGCCCCGCAGATTTATAACCTGCCACAACTGCACCGCCAGATGATCGAGGTGCTAGGGGTTAAGAATGCGGACAAGTTGGTCCCGATTGAGGATGACCAGAAGCCGACAGATCCTGTATCCGAGAACATGAACGTGCTGATTGGCAAGCCGGTCAAAGCGTTTATCTATCAGGATCACGACGCGCATATCGCTGCACATACTAGCTTTATGCAGGACCCGATGATTGCTCAGACGATGGGGCAGAACCCGCAAGCACAGCAGCTTATGGCTGCGTTGCAAGCACATATCGCTGAACACTTGGGCTTTTCCTACCGCAAACAGATCGAGGAAAGGTTGGGCGCTCCGCTACCTGCGCCGGGAGAAGAACTGCCCGAAGAGATCGAGATTCAGTTGGCACGGCTTGTGGCCGAGGCCGGGAAACAGCTTGCTCAGGAACACATGCAGCAAGCAGCGCAGCAGCAAGCACAGCAGCAAGCCCAAGACCCGATGTTCCAGCTTCAACAAGGCGAACTCAAGGTCAAGCAAGCTGAAGTGGCGAGAAAGCAAGCCAAGGATCAGGCTGATCTCCAGCTTGACGAACAAAAACTTGCACTTGACCGAGAGCGTTTACAGATGGAATCCCAGCGTAACGCTAACCAAACTTCTTCTCAGGACCAACAAGCCCGACAGAAGATGCGACTAGATGTTATGAAACACGTAACACAGCAGCCTCCCAATTCGGGAGGCCCACCACAGGGGTAATATATTGTGGCTAAAACCGTCTTTGACGTGCTGATTGAAAAGATAGAAGCGCATAAAACCGCTGCTATGGAATCACTTGTATCCGGTGGAGCTAAAGACTTTGCCGAATATAAAGCG